CCCAAACTACAAGAATGTGGCAGGAGGACTAGTAAACTATCATTTACGCAAGCAAGTGTATGGCACATTTGAGCCACCATGCCTGTGTGAGATTGTACAAAAGAATATCGATCGTGGTTTCTATGACCCAGAGATCATGAACAAATATACCAAAGCAGAGTTTGACGAGTTGGATGGTGTTATTGACCACAGCCGTGACAACGACCTTACCTACGCCGCCATGGAGCAGTTTCGTGGCAAGTACCTGGTACAAAACCGCGCAACTGGTGAGGTGTTTGAAACTCCACAGGTAGCATACATTCTTATCGCGGCTACCTTGTTCGGAGACTATCCCAAAGAAACTCGCTTACACTATGTAAAAGAATACTATGATGCAATCAGCAAGTTCGACCTGAGTCTACCCACGCCTGTGATGGCTGGAGTAAGAACACCACAGAGACAGTTTTCGTCGTGTGTGCTGATTGAAACTGATGACTCACTGGATTCAATCAATGCAACATCGAGTTCTATCGTCAAATACGTTAGCCAAAAGGCTGGCATCGGCATTGGCGCTGGTAGTATCCGTGCCATTGGCAGTCCTATTCGCAGTGGGGATGCTACTCATACTGGTGTCATACCATTCTATAAACATTTTCAGAGTGCCGTTAAGTCGTGTTCCCAAGGTGGAGTTAGGGGTGGAGCGGCGACACTATACTATCCAATCTGGCACCTCGAGTGTGAAGACCTCCTTGTTCTTAAGAACAACAAAGGAACGGAAGACAACCGTGTAAGGCACATGGACTATGGTGTACAGTTTAACAAACTCATGTACCAACGTCTACTCAGCGGTGGTGACATCACTCTCTTTTCTCCGCACGATGTGCCGGGATTGTATGACGCGTTCTACGCAGACCAGGACAAGTTTACTGAGCTCTATGAGCGAGCAGAGCGCAACACTCACATCCGCAAAAAGACACTAAAAGCAGTAGACCTGTTCAGCGCATTTGTACAAGAGCGCAAGGACACTGGCAGACTGTATCTCATGAACGTTGACCACGCTAACACACACGGCAGTTTCGACGAGAAGATTGCGCCTGTGCGTCAGAGCAACCTGTGCTGTGAGATCGACTTGCCTACCAAGCCACTCAACGATGCTAACGATTCAGAAGGCGAGATTGCGTTATGTACACTGAGCGCCATCAACTGGGGCAATATGCGCAAGCCCGACGACTTTGAGAAGGCATGTGACTTGGCAGTGCGTGGCTTAGATGCGCTCTTGGACTATCAGAAGTATCCTGTGTTAGCCGCTGAACTTGCCACACAGAAGCGCAGACCACTTGGCATTGGCATCATCAACTTTGCGTTCTGGCTGGCTAAACATGACAGCACTTATCAGGAGCCAGACTTGGACCTGGTACATGAGTGGACAGAGGCATGGTCATACTACTTAATCAAAGCAAGTGTGGAACTTGCCAAAGAGTCAGGCGCTTGCCCGGGCAACAAAGAAACAAAATATGGCATGGGAATCCTTCCCATCGACACCTACAAGTCAGAGGTGGACGAGCTGGCGGCACCCAACTACAAGCAGGACTGGGACACACTCAGAGCTGACCTCAGGGAGCATGGTAGTCGTAATAGCACCCTGATGGCGCTTATGCCTGCTGAAACATCAGCACAGATTTCAAACTCTACCAATGGCATTGAGCCGCCCAGAAGTTATGTGAGCATCAAGCAATCAAAGCATGGTGTGCTCAAGCAGGTAGTACCACAGTATCACAGACTAAAGAACAAATATGATCTGCTATGGGATCAGAAGAGCCCCGAGGGTTATCTCAAGATCTGCGCAGTATTACAGAAGTTTATTGACCAGGGTATCAGTGTCAATACATCATACAATCCCGAGCACTATGAGGATGAGAAGATCCCCATGAGTGTGTTGCTACAGCATATTGTAATGTTCTACAAATATGGTGGCAAGCAACTCTACTACAACAACACCTATGATGGACAGGGCGAGATTGACGTTGACAAGTTTGACGCACCCGAGCCCACAACTACTGTGGTAGATGACGAGGACTGTGATTCCTGTAAGATCTGAAGATCTGTTTAGTTATTACTCACAACATTTTGTGGATAAGTACTCACACAAACACAAGAGGGACTATGAGCGTTTTTAACACAAAGAGAAAAAAGCATCACACGGAGAGCAAAATGTTTCTGGACGGGGGAGTAAACGTACAGCGATATGACACACTCAAGTATCGCACATTTGATAAACTCACAGACAAACAGTTGGGCTTCTTTTGGAGACCCGAGGAAGTAGACATCAGTCGTGACAGCAAGGACTTCAAAGACCTTACCGCACATGAACAACATATCTTTACCAGCAATCTCAAGCGACAGATTCTGTTAGACAGCGTACAAGGACGCTCGCCCAACCTGGCGTTCCTGCCTATCGTTAGTCTGCCTGAGCTAGAGACCTGGATTGAGACCTGGGCGTTTAGTGAGACTATCCACAGTCGCTCATACACTCACATCATTCGTAACGTGTATGCTGACCCCAGCAAGGTGTTTGATGAGATGCTGGATATCAAACAGATTGTGAGCTGTAGCGACAGCATCACAGAATACTATGACCATCTCATTGCTTACAACGACAGCGACGAGCATGGCAGTTACGAGCACAAGAAGGCACTATGGCTGGCACTCATGGCAGTAAACATTCTGGAAGGCGTTAGGTTCTATGTGAGCTTTGCGTGTAGTTGGGCGTTTGCTGAAGTCAAGAAGATGGAAGGCAATGCTAAGATCATCAAGCTCATTGCCAGAGATGAGAACATCCACATGGCATCAACACAACAGATGCTCAAGCTCTTGCCTGCTGACGACAAAGACTTTGCTAAGATCAAGTCTGAGACCGAGGGCGAGTGTATCGACATGTTTATGAATGCCATGGAGCAGGAGCAAGCCTGGGCAGATTACTTGTTTGCTGATGGCTCAATGATTGGTCTCAACGCAGAGCTACTCAAGCAATACATTGAGTGGATCACAGCCAAGCGTATGCGAGCTGTAGGACTCACAGCACCTTACACTACCACAGCGGCTAACCCATTGCCCTGGACAGAGAAGTGGATACACGGTGGTGAGGTACAGGTAGCACCACAAGAAACAGAGATTACCAGTTACGTTATTGGTGGCACCAAGCAGGACGTAACAGAGGACACATTCAAGGGCATGAGCTTATGATTACCATGTACACCAAAAACAACTGCGGCTTTTGTATGATGGCCAAAGGCTTGCTAACTAACAAAGGCTTGGAATACACAGAGATAAACATTGAGGAAGATATTGATGCTTGCGAGTTTATCATTGGTGAGGGACACCGCACTATGCCCCAGTTTTACAAAGATGGCGAACTGTTCGTGGAAGGGGGCTTCCAAGGGCTCAAAGACCATCTTGAAAAAGAAACCATAGACACAACACAGTTAGGCGAAATATGAAAACAACCAAAGACCTCGTTGGCGAGGTAGTAACCATCCGCACAATCGTGGGCGAGGAGCTCATGGCTAAACTCGAAAGCGTAACAACCAACGGCAACATCCTGGAAGTAACGGGCGTGCAGGTTGTTAGTTTAGGCGAGAACGGCGAAATTATTATGATACCATATACTCTTACTGGTAACGATGATGTTATCCAACTACCAGTAAGACATGTATTGAGTATTACTAATAGTATGCCTGAAGCCGCAGAAAGTTTCTTAGAGAATCAAGAACCAGAGGCTGAAGACGCAGAGGAATCTGAACCCGAGGAAGATGCTTTTAGTCTATAAGGATAAATACTTATATGGCAATGGTAGCAAAATTAGGTGGCGGAGGCACACTTGTAGGTGGCAAGGCACCCATTATAGGTCCTGGCGCACCCACAGTTATCGCAGAAGGGTTACCAGTGAGTACCTTAGGTGATAACGTAACACCACACGGTGAACCACCACATGCCAAAGCAGTAATTATTTCAAGTAGTTTTACAGTATTTGCCATGGGCAGGGGAGTTGTAAGAGTAGGCGACACTGCGAGCTGTGGTGACCCTGTGCTAAGTTCAAGCACAGTTTTTATTGGCTAGATAACAGGCCTGTTATCTGCTATAACTTTTCGTAATAAATAGTCGTACACTGGGGGAGAGACCAGGAAGTAGTAAT